ATTAATATCACTTATCTAAGTGATATTTTTTTAAAGAAAGGAAATATATGTTAATTGCAGCAGAAATATCAGGGTTAGTAGCATTAATATGTTTTGTAATATTTTATGTGATATTACCTTTTTATCTAAAAACAGAAAAAATTTATTTAGATCATATTTCAGAAATTCTTGCTGGACTATTTTTCTTTTGCGGAATTTTCGCAATTTTCTTTGGATTAATGAATTTAATAAAATAAAGGAGATATAAATGGCAAATTATGATGAAAGTAGTATCGTAACTCTTGAATATAGAGAAGCGATTAAACAATCTCTTGGTATGTATATCGGTTCAAATGATATTAATGGTATGCATCACCTCTTAACCGAAATCGTAGCAAACTCAATGGATGAAGCTGCTGCCGGCTATGGTAAAGTAATTAAAGTTGAAATCGACAGAAGTGATAATAGTGCAACTGTTATTGATAATGGTCGTGGTATTCCGTTCGGTATGAAAGAAGATGGAAACTATGCTATTGTTGAGATGTGCACAAATCTTCACTCTGGCGGAAAATTTGAAGGTCAAGGAAACTACAAATCTTCATTAGGATTACACGGTGTCGGTGCAACAGTCACCAACGCACTTTCTTCTGACTTTATTATTGAAGTTTGGAGAGACAAACAACACTGTTTCTTTGAAGTTTATCAAGGAGACGTAGGCGATCCAGAGATTGAAAAATATACAGGCACTCGTCAAGGGACTACAATTAAATTTGTTCCAGATGAAGATGTCTTTGGCAAATTAAAATGGGATATTGAAAAGATTAAAGATGAATTACAACTTCATGCCTTATTAAATAACGGCATTACGTTCGAGTTAACAGAAAAGAATGATGGCGTTGTAATTGGTACTTGGAAATATTTCTATACCAATGGTATTAAAGATATGTTAAAAATTAAGAGTGAAGGCGAAAATATGCTCACAACTCCTGTTTTCTTCAAAACAAATGTAGAAAACGATGCAGGAGATAGTTGTGACGTAGAAATGGCTTTTGCTTATTGCGATAAAGGATATGAAACAATTTATTCTTTCGTTAATGGCGGTTACACTCCGAATGACGGAACACACGTCACTGGATGGAAAACTGCTTATACATCTTTAATTAATAAAATAGCAAGAGAACAAGAAATTCTTAAAGAAAAAGATAAAAACTTAAGCGGCGACATCATTCGTAAAGGACTTATTTTAGTTCTTTCGATAAAAATGACAGAACGTCCAATGTTTGCCGAGCAAACAAAAAAGACACTCAACTCACCAAGTGCAAGAGGTTATTGTAGTAAGGCTGCCGGTCAATTAACGTTCCAACCAAAAGAAATTAAACAAATTCTTGATAAGATTATGGTTGAACAAAAAGCCGAAGAAGCCGCACAAAGAAAGCGTGAAGCACAAGAAAAGATTGCTCGTGGTGGTAAATCAATGAATGCATTGAAAGACTTACCAGAGAAATTAGCAGATGCTAATGACTTTAGTGATGCGGAAATATTCTTCTGTGAGGGAGATTCCGCCGCAGGTAACGCAAAAATTACAAAAGCATTAAATCAAGCAATTATGCCTCTTCGTGGTAAAATTCTTAACACAACTTGTAAAGAATTAGCGGATGCGATTAAATCTGATACAATTAAAGATATTCTTACTTGTTTAGGTTGCGGAATTGGAGACCACTTCAATATCAACAATCTTCGTTATAATAGAATTATCTTTATGGCCGATGCTGACCCAGATGGCGGACATATTACATTATTATTAACAAGTTTATTCTTACATCACTTACCAGAACTTATTAAGGCTGGTAAAGTCTATACAGCTGTTCCACCTCTATATCGTACTGTAAACGGCAAGGAGGTAAAATATTGGACTCCAGCAGAAGAAAAAGAATATAAAAAATACATTAGAAATCACAAAAACGCGGTTTCACAACGTATTAAAGGACTTGGTGAAATGAATCCAGATGAGTTGTATTCAACAACAATGGATCCAAATAATAGGCACTTAGTTCAATTAACAACAGAAGATATGAATAAAACTCTTGATTTATATCAAAGATTAATGGGCAAACAACCATCGCTAAGAAAAGAGTTTATTCTTAAAAATAAATTATCATCTATTGAAGATGATGACTCATTTGATGATTACGACGAAGGAGACGAATAATATGTGGAATAAAAAAATAAGAAAAATATTAGTTATTGCCGCAGTTATCGGACTTTGTTGCCTTTGTATAATGTAAAATACTTTACAAAGACAAAAATATATATTATAATAATTAATAAAGGAGATTTTATTTATGGCAAATGAAAAACAAGTAATTCAAGGTTGGAAAGATGTTCAAATTACACCAGATATGCCTTTAAATGTATTGGTTAATTTTATGAATGTTCTCAATCAACGTTTAGTAGCATTAGAAGATAATGTTCAAGTTCCATTTGATAACAAAATGGTTTCTTTAACAGAACTCTATGCAATTCAAGCCGAAGCCGAAAGAAAAGCTATGGAAGAACAAGCTAAAGTCCAAGCAGAACTTGCAAAACAAAAAGACGAAAAAGGCGAATAGTTATGAATTGGGCATGGTATTTAGGTATTTTTGTAGGTACATTAATTGCTAATATTGGTATTGATGTTGCTAAATATCTAATTAAAAAACATAAAGAAAAGAAAGGCGAATAGTGGCACGTAAAATTAGGAGTGATTGCACCGTTCACTCGTTAGAAAAAAGAATTGGTGCTTTTGGTTGTATTCGCAATTCGAATGGACGCAAAACTAGAAAAGATAAAACAGTAAAAAGTATTAGAAAGGGTAAATAACTATGGGAAATATAGATGAAAGAAGTAAACAAGACTTTCTTATCTATGCCAATAGTGTTATCAAAAGTCGCGCAATTCCAAGCGTAGAAGATAACTTAAAACCTATTCATAGACGTATTTTATGGTCTATGTATGAAAGTAAATTTTATAATGATAAACCTACTGTAAAAAGTGCCAAAGTTGTTGGTAATGTTATGGGTGCTTATCACCCACACGGCGATGCATCAATTTATGAAGCAATCGTCCGTTTAAGTCAATGGTGGAAACTTCGTTATCCATTAGTAGAAATGCAAGGTAACTGTGGTAACATTTTAGGTGATGGTGCTGCGGCTTCAAGATATACCGAATGTCGTTTAAGCAAACTTGGTATGTTTATGCTTGAAGATATTAATAAGAATTGCGTTGATACAAGACCAAACTTCGACAACTCTTGCACCGAACCAGTAACTTTGCCGTCTAAGTTCCCATATTTATTATGCGGGAATAATAGTGGTATTGCTGTTGGTATGGGGTCTGATATTGTTTCGCACAACTTTACAGAAGTAATGAGTGCTATTCAATATTATATGGAACATAAAGATTGTTCTATTGCCGATTTAATGAATTATATTAAGGGCCCAGATTTTCCAACAGGCGGAATTATTATGAATGGCGAAGAACTCTTGGATATTTATACAAGAGGCACAGGTAGTGTAAAAGTTTATGCACACTATGATATTGCAAAGAAAGGGACTAAAACATTAGTAACTTTCCACGATTTGCCATATGGTGTAGATATTGATGATGGTATTAAAAAACCATTAAAGAAACTCGTTCTTGAAGATGGATATGATGTATTCGAAGATATCGCTGTTTTAAAAGTTGGCGATAGAAACTTCGATATTACTGTCACTTTAGGAAAAGATGCAGATGTCGCAAAATGTTTAGAAATTTTATTTAATAAAACTAAACTCGCATCAAGCATTAAAGTTAATCAAAACTTAATTATTAATGGAGAACCAAAAGTTCTCAATTTAAAACAAATGATTGAATACTGGGTAAGTTACCGCAGTATGTGTATCACAAAGATCGCTCGTACAGATTATGAAAAGACAAATCATAAGTTAACAGTAACTATTGGTTTACAAAAATGTATGAGTGATATTGATAAACTTGTTTCATTAATTCGCAACTCTGCCTCACGTGATGCCGCGAAAGTGGCCATTAAAGGCGCATTTGAATTAAATGACGAACAAGCCGATGCAGTTCTCGATATGAAATTAAGCCGTTTAAGTAAACTCGATTTAGAAGCACTTAACACAGATGAAAAAGAATTAACCGAGACACTTGCAAAGATTAAAACAATTATTGACGATGAAAATGTCCGTTATGGAATTATCATCGAAGATTTAAATGAAATTAAAAAGGTTCTTGGAAAAGATGAACGTTTAACAGAAATTCATTATGCTAGACCAACTGTCACAGCAGACAAACCAGTAATCAAACAAGAATATAGGGTTACAAAAAATGGAATTGATAATAGCATTTGTATTGATAATGTGGGCTCTCTTGTAGACGTAGTATTCGCTTATTCTCAAGAAGACATATTAGCATATAATAAATTAGGTGAAATTTCACCTGTTGCGTCATCTTCAGATTATATCGGAGCATGCGCAAAAAATAGTGGCAAAAATAAATTTATTGGAGTAACTAAAAATGGAAACATCAAAGTTTCTTCGGTTTCTGAATATAAATTTACAAAAGCCAATGAAAAAATTATGAAAATTAAAGAGAATGATGAATTAGTCTTTGCAGATTTCTGCGCGGATGGAGACTATATCATGCTCTTTGATGGTAATCAAAATGTCCTTAAATTAGCGATTGCCGATTTATCAGTTGCGACAAAGTTAACTGTTGGTGTAAAGAGTGGACTTACCAACGTTGCGGCCGCAGCAGTAGTAAATGATAGTGACATTCTATTGTTTGTTACAAAAGACATGAAAGGTAAATATACTTCTGTTAAAGATTTCTCAGTCGATAATAGAGGCAATAAGGGCCAAATGATTACAGAAAACACAATCTGTATGCGCCGTTTCGACAGCGGACGCGAAAACATCTATTTAATTCCAAAACAAGGTAAAACATTTACTGTAAATCGCAATAAGATTTCTATTAAGGGTCGAACAGCTACCGGTGCGGCATTAACAAGTCGTGCCGTCACAACGATATTGTAGAAATTAATATTGACGATAAGGAAAATAGATTGTATATTATATTATCAAAGTCCAAAGAGCCACAATGGCTTTGAGAAATTAACAATATCAAAGGAGATTTATAATGGATATTACATTAACAGATAATGGCAAAAGAGTTCTTGGATTTATGCAAGGACACGATGAAACTTTAGTCGGAAAAGACATGATTGAAATGACAGGTATTAAAGGAATTTATCCTGTTCTCAATTCATTAGTTAAACACGGACTTGTTGAAGCCGGTGAACCAGTTGTCAGACCATTCACAAACAACAAAGGCGAAACAAAAGATAAAGAATATAAAACATACCGCTTAACAGATGCTGGTAGAGCATTCAGTCTTTAATTAGAAGTTCTCTAGCATAGTGGCGTGCGGTAGAATAAAAATTAAAAACTATTAAAAAAAACAAAGGAATTTAAAAAAATGGATTTATTAAGAACAAACACATTCAAAGTAGTCGGAAGACTTCAAAGCCAAGATTTAAAAATTGGCAACAAGAAAGCAGATGGAACTGGTTTTATCTCAGGTAAAGCAGTTGTCATCTCAAAATTAGATGGAAGAGATTGTGAATTTGAAATTTCTTTCTTCGCAAATCAAAACACAAAAGATGGTAAAGAAAGTCAATTATTTACATCTTATTCAAAACTTGGTGATTTAGTCGGCAAAAAAGTCGAAATCACAGGTGACATTAGAGAAAGCCGTTTCTTCAGCTCAAATGCTAATCAAATGGTTTCAGCTCAACAATTAAGTGGACGTTTCGTTCGTGGTGTTTCAGAAAGCACAACAGACGAAGGTTCATTCGAAATTGGTGGATTTGTTGTCGAATCCTTAAAAGAAAAGACAAATAAAGAGAATGCTATTTATCGTTATGATTTAGCATTAGGACAAGCTAACTATTCTGGTAACGGAATGAATAGATTTGTTCTTCACATTAACCCAGCAGATGTTGAAATTGTCAACGGTGTCAGAGGTTACGAAGTTGGACAAACAGTTAGCGTTCATGGAGATTTAAGATTCTTCGTTGAAAAAGTTGTCTCTGAGAAAAAGAATGAAGGCGGTTTCGGAGAATCCGTTACACGTACCTTTACAAATAAACAACACAATTTCTTCATTACAGGTGGTACAGCCGCAATTGTTGATGCAGCCAAAGGAATGTATCCAATGGATGTTATTAAAACATTAGTTGCAGCTTACAAAGCTCACGATGTTGAATTAGCTGAAAAAGGTAAATCATCATCTGCACCAGTAGAAGATGCTCCAGTTGTCACAAATAGACAAACTAGCTTAATCTAGTGAATTTAACCAAAAGGGCTTAAAGCCCTTTTGGTCATAATATTTTATTCAAAGGAAATAAAAATATGGAAAACACAAACGAAAAAAAGAACACATTTGAAGTATTAAATAATGTTGATTTAGGAAAAAAGATTCAAGAAAAAATTGGTTTAAAATATTTATCATGGGCTTATGCTTGGGAAACATTAAAGAAACTTTATCCTGATGCATCTATGATAGTTTACACAAGAAAAGTAGTTACAAAAGAAACTAAGACAGTTCCAGAACAAGATGGAACAACTACAACAACAGAAGTAACTTATGAGAACGAAGTCCCATACTTTACTGATGGAAAAACTTGTTATGTTAAAGTCGGTGTTAAAGTTGAAGATAATGAATATGTAGAATTATTGCCAGTTATGGACAATAGAAATAATGCTGTTTCATTGTCTTTAGTAACTATGACAGCCGTCAATAAAGCAATCCAACGTGCTTTCGTTAAAGCCGCCGCAAGACATGGTCTTGGACTTTATGTTTATGCAGGTGAAGACTTACCAGAGTCAATGAGAAAAGAAATTGATTTTAAAGCTATTGCAGATCGTTGTGATAGATATGAAACTAAAGCTTTAGCTCAAGCCGGTTTTGATCAAATGAAGACAGATGTAATTAGTGCAGTGCAAGCAGAATATCCTGAAGATGCCGCAAAAGCATTGATTGAATATGTCACAAAGACAACAAATGGTAAAAAATTAAGCATGTTCGATTTAGAACACGACTCTGTAACTTTACAAAGAATTTATAACTTCATCAACGAGATGAAGAAAGAATTAGCCGCACCAAGTGGCAAATAAACCTTATACCAAACAAGAATTAGAAGGATTGATATGCGAAGTGATGGGCTTAAAGTCCATCACTCCAACAATCCGCAAGCAAATTAACAATTTTGTATTAATTGATAATATGAGTTGGAAAGAAATTGCACGTTGTATTGTTTGGTATCAAGAAGTATTTAAAGGCAAGTTCGAACCGATTTATGGATTGAGTTTTGTCCCATCTGTGAAGGATAGAGCGGCGAAATACTTCCAACAATTAGAGAGACAAAAGAAGGCTCAAGAAGAACAAGCCAAAAAAGTTGTAGAATGTCAGGAAAATAATATTATATTCAATATACAAGCTCTAGAACATAAAAAGCGTAAAGCAAGACAATTAGACATTAGCGAGATTAATGTCAAAGGAGATTCGGACAATGATTAAAAAAGATTTGTTCGATACTAATGCGTCGTTATACGTTCTAAGTTGCTTAATGCATAAACCTCTTTTATTGCAAGACGAAAGATATGCATTTTGTAAGACAGATTTTTATAAACCGTTACAACAAATGGTTTTCTACGCCATATATAATATGGCACAAAACGGAGTTGAACGTATATCTCCGCAAGATATCGATTTATATTTAAATCAATATGAAACTCAATATGAGTTTTATAAAAAAGAAAAAGGTTATGAATTTGTTGTTCAATGTTATCAAACAGCAGAAGATAGCGACGAACATCAGTTCGATACATATTATAATAGATTAAAAAAGTTCTCAGTATTAAGAGATTTGGAAGCGATAGGTATTGATACTACGCAATTTTATGATACCGAGAAAGACGCACTTAATCGTGATATTGAAGATGAAAAATTAAATAAAATGTCTTTAGGTTCTTTAACTGATAGAGTTAGACAATTATTAGTTGATATTGATAATAGACATATCGGTAAAGATGAAAGCACTTCTCAAACTGCAAATGAAGGTATGAGAGAACTATTTAATGAATTGCAAAAGAATCCTGAAGTAGGACTTCCTTCTGAGGGAGATATTGTTAATTATGCAACTCGTGGTATGCGATTAGGTAAATTATATACTTATAGCGCACCATCTGGCGCAGGTAAGACTCGTTATATGGTTGGTAATGCATGCGCGATTAGTATGCCATATCTCGATGCCGCAGGTAAAGTTGTTTTTAGAGGAACAAAAGAAAAAGATGATTATCAAAAAGTTCTTTATGTAGCAACCGAACAAAAGGCAGATGAAATCCAAACAATGATTTTGGCATATGTTAGCGGTGTTAATGAAAAAGTTATTTTATTAGGTAATTATACTCCTGATGAATTAGATAGAGTGCAAAAGGCATTAGAGATTATTGATAAGTATGGTAAAAATTTAATTATAGAAGCTATACCTGATCCAAGCATCGCAATGGTTAAGGCACGTTTAGCAAAATATATTGTTCAAGATAATGTAGAATATATATTTTATGATTATATCTTTAGTAGTCCAGGATTATTAACTGAATTTAGAGATGTTGAGATTCGTGAAGATGTTGCATTAATGATGTTGTCAAATAGCATTAAAGAGACAGCCATGATGTATAATGTCTTTATTCAATCCGCAACTCAATTAAATGATGGTTGGTCAAAGAGAGAAACTGGTTTGAGAGACCAGAACTGTTTAAGAGGTTCTAAAGCTATTGCCGATAAAATTGATATTGGTATGATCGGTGTTAGATTAGGCGAAGCAGAAAAAGAACAAATTAAAGCAATTTGGGAAGAACTTCAAAAGACAAATCCTCAAAAATATAAACATGAACCTAATATTGTTATTGATATTTATAAGAATAGACGTGGTGAATTAAACTGTGTTAAAGTATTTAGATATTTTGATTACTCAACTTGTCATGGCGAAGATTATTTTGTCACGGATGTAACTTATAAAGCAGTTCAAGATATAGGTCAATTAAAATATGAACAAAGACCATTCGACTACCTCGATTTAAAGACAGGAGGTATCATCTAGTATGGATTTTAAAGAATTGCGTGAACAACTTACTGATGAAATGGTCAAAGATATATTGGCACAATTTAATGTTGAACCAGTATTAGAAGATGAATCATCAATTACTTTTCCTACTTGCTGTCACAATTTAGTGGGAGGTAGTCCAAAGTTAATTTATTATAAAAATACAAAATTATTCCACTGTTATACAGAGTGCGCGGCTTCATTTGATATCTTTACATTATTACAAAAAATGTATAGATTAAGAGGCGAAGAGATTACATTGAAACAAGCCATTTCAATTTGTGATTTAGACGCTTCAGAAATTAAGCCAACAGATAAAGGTTATAACTGTGCGGAAGATATTAAATATATGCAGGGATTAAATAATG